ATTTAAAATCATATTTGAATAAACTTTGCCATGTTGATATAACTATAGGTCTTTTAAAAACTTTTTCTTCACCGGAATAGATTCTCTTAATAGCTTTTTCAGGTATTCCATATTCAATAAAATCATCATACATCTGTTCAACTAAATCTGTTGAAGGAACTACAAGTAAAAACTTTTCTCCCTTCTCAAACTCGTAATCGAATAAATATCTTATAAAAGCATATAAAATTAAAGACTTACCAGCACCAGTTGTGAGTTCTAATATTGATCTATTATATTCTAAAGCGGTTTTAGCGGCAATTACTTGATAATATCTTTCAGGAGTAAGCATTTTTTTATTTTCAGGCTGAATTTGTTCAACATATTCATCAAAATTTTCTAAATTAAGGTCTTTAATACCGTAATCATTATCATCTATTACAAATTTAATGTTTCTATTTCTCAGATATTCAAATATTTCAAGAAATAATCCAACCGGCGCAATAGCAACCATTCTTGTTTTATCAACAAACTTGATAAATTTAACAGTACCATCCCATTTGTTCTTTTTATAATCATCCATATAAAATCTTTCGGGATGTTCAACTGAAAATTCTTTTTGAAGTTCAACTAAATCATCATTTTCTTCGCCTTTATGCGGATAAACATAAAAATATACTTCATCTACCTTTTTAAAATGTAACATTAATTTTTACCGCCTAAATACATCTCCCATGTAACAATATTCTTGAGATCCCAATGTTTTGTTTCCAGTTTTTTATTAACATCTTCCAGATATTTTAATATGTTTTCTTTTTCTTTTATCGAATGTTTAATTTCTAATATTTCATCATCGCCATCTATGTAAATATCTAATGATTTACCTTTGATAAGCTTGGCATGTTGAGTATTATAATACATAGTCTTTTCATAAATGGTTTTCTTCAATGATTTATTCAAATCGTTTATATCTTGCATAAGAATTTCAGTGAGATTCATTATTTTAGTTTCAACATCAGAAATAATATCGTAACCTTCTTGTAGTTTTTCATCAACTTTTACTTTTAATGCTTTTTCAATCAAAAGTTTAAATTTATCATTAATTTGACTTGCCATATAAACACCTCAATTAAAAATGGGGTGGATCTTTCAACCCACCCCTAAAACATTCAATCAATTTTTCAATTATTTTTCATCTTCGCTATCATCATACTGAGCAAAGTAATCCTTTACTTTTTTAACAGCATCAGTCTTATCAGCTTTTGGTTTTGCTACCGGAGCTGGTTTAACATCTTCGTCTTCTTCCTCTTTAGGAGCAGGTTTGGATTTTTTAGGTGCTACTGGTTCATCTTCTTCATCTTTAGGTGCAGGTTTCGCTTTCTTAGGAGCAGGTGTTTCTTCATCTTCTGATTTCTTAGCTTCTGCTTTCTTATTTTTGTAAGAATTATCGTTCTCGCTATCATCAGCCGAAGCAGTTTTATTAATACCCTTAAGATAATTTTCAAACTTTGATTTTATTTCATCAAATGTTTTGTAAGTGTTACCTTCGATAATTTCTTTAATGTTAAAACATTTCTCAAGAATTTCCTCAACTGATTCTTCAATCTTTGCTTTCTCAAGTTCATCTTCAAGAGAAGAATTAGAAAGGAATTTTGAATTAACCCATGTAGGAAACTGACCTTCTTTTACAACTTTGACTTTAAAGTTTGCGCCATTGATTTCATCAAAGAAAAGAAGTAATTCTTCATCGGTATCAGGATGAAGTGCTTCCTTAAGTTTATCATATACTTGTTTACCAAACTCAAAGAGAAAAACTTTACCATTGTTCTCTGGATTAGCCGGATCAGATAACACAAGGATATTACAAATCCATGATTTTCTACGATAGGTGTAATTATCTTTTACCCAATCTTTATCCTGTTCTGAATTCCATTCACAAATAGGACATGTTTTTCCAATTGATGTTGGACACTTTTCAACAAATGTTTTCTTTGTTTTTCCAAGATCAAAACTATGTTTAAAATTTGGAAGAAACGGAAGTTCATTTCCATCAAGATTCGGAAGGAATCTGATTATTGCAGTGCCAGCATTGTTCTTATCTCTGCTGAGAACCCAAAATCTTTCATCCTTTTTAAAAGTCTTTTGTTCAAATTCATTTTTGATTTTCGAAAGAAACGCCGCTGAACTGTAATCTCTTTTTGCTCTTACATCTTTTCCCATAATACATTCTCCTTTTAAAACTAATAAAACAATTTTTGTTTTACTTTACTTGCTACATTCGTTCACAAGGTTCTTATTTTCTTTTATCATTTTTTTTCGTTTTGTCAATAAATTTTTTGACTTTTGCTAAATTCATTTTTAAATCATTCAAAAAACGTTAGTACCTCATTATTTAGTTCTTTAAAAAATTTATTAATTAAAGCCGGTGTTGATTAAATCATTCGTGTTGGTTTAATCATTTTTTATTGGTTATAACTAATTAAATTTAAAGGATAAATTAATCAAAAGGTGTTGATTTTTATTAATTTTTGATTAAATCATTCGTGTTGGTTTAATCATTTTTTATTGGTTATAACTAATTAAATTTAAAGGATAAATTAATCAAAAGGTGTTGATTTTTATTAATTTTTGATTAAATCATTCGTGTTGGTTTAATCATTTTTTATTGGTTATAACTAATTAAATTTAAAGGATAAATTAATCAAAAGGTGTTGATTTTTATTAATTTTTGATTAAAATAAATTGATTTTAACGATAAATCAAGTGTAAGTATTTATAATTATTAAATTAATTTTTACTCGTTTGAATTAATCAAGTGTAATGAAATCAAGAACTTAGGTCTTGTTTTTCTTGAAAATTGAAAATTTTCAACCTGAAGTATATTTACGAAGTAAATATATGAAGGTATAATCAATTTAAATTAATTATATTTATAATAATTATATATTATATATAATACAAAAGAAAAATATAATATATATAAATATATATTATACAAAAAGAAAAGTTGGAAAAATCAACATCATCAGAGCCAGAAGATAAAAAATTTATTGACAAACCAAAAAAATATGATAAAATTAAACCAGATTGATTTTTGGAGAAAAACTTGAGAATTAAAAAAGAAAAGGAAATTGATAAAAACTTGCTGCTCGGAATTGAGAAAGCTCAAGCTAAAGGTCTTACACTGGTCGAAGCTATCCTTGATGTTTGCCACATGATTGGCCTTGAAATAGAAGAGGCACTTGATATGTTACCAGATGAAATCATTGAACAATGTAAAGAAGATTTCATCAAAAGAAAAATGATTAGAGTAAATAGTTTTGATATGGTTGAAAAACTAAAAAGTTTAATTAAATGAGTCAGATACATCCGTTTGAGGTATATAAGATGTTTCTAAAAATGAGAAATCATTTTACCAAGATGAAATTTTCTTATCACGATACTAACATGCCAAACATAAAATATGGTGATTTTATTTATAACAAATACTATAAGTTTTACATGGACTTATCCAGCAAAGATCAGGATTACATTGAAAAGTTATTTCTTTCAAATCTTGTGAAGAATAGTAAATCACAAATCTTTGATATTGTAACAATTTCCGGTAAAGAAATCTTGAAAGATTTTAGAAAAAGATTAGAAACAATTGAAGAACTATTTGTTAATGATTTGAAGTATATTTTACATAAATTAGGCTGTTCTGATTTTAGTGAAATGTGTTTGAAACTTATTAACTATAAAAACAGTTCGGATAAAATAAAAGTTGATAATGTTTATCAAGTGTTTGATATAGATTTTAAGAAGGTTGAAAAAGATGATTTTTTCTATAACATGCTTGAAAAATGTGCGCCGGAGAGCTTAGTAATAATCAATGAAATCATCTTTAATAAATATCATATTGAATTTCTTATAAATGCTATAAATAACGATGTTGAGCCAGTAGAAGATGTATTAAAAGTTTATAAATATCAAGAGTTTGTTAATGTGGATTTTTTAATGAATAAACATAAGAAAATTAAACAGTTTAGTAATATTATTATGGAAAATTAAATGGTAAAAGTTATTGATAATTTAAGTGTAATGGAAAAATATCAAAAAATGCTGGTTCTTAATGATTATGACCCGCATTATGTTTTATCAATACTTTGTATGTTTGATAAAAGTATTAATCAGGTTCATTATAGAAAAGATTTTGGATTTGAAGTGAATGATCAGGAAAGATATGATTTAATGAAAATGGTATTTGAATCCTGTAGAATTAAACCATATTGGATAAATGATGTTTTAAAAAATGTTTGTAAATATAGCAAAATAGAATATCTTAAATTGGTATTGGATTATGG